AAGCGAGCTTGAAAGAGTTTCCTCCAGATGCTTTAAAGTTATGTACCGCTTGCATAAGTTCACTTTTGAAAGAAGTACACATTGCTTGTGTGATAGCCATTATAGCCTCCTAATAATATTCGCTAGGTCCTTATGTCCCTGAGCTTCCAATTGATTGCATATCGTACAAATGTGGTTGTTAATCGCCTCTTTCATATAATACGCAATTATAAAGCGACACTGGTTTTTAAAGGCATGGGCTTGCGCTCTAATTGGTCCCGGCGCTGTGTCACTCACCGAAACCAATTTATCAGTGGCCATGTTAGCAATTTCTTCTGCTGTATGACCTCTACCATGTGTCGTTTTCACTCCCAGATCACCGAGGGACATATCAAAAGGATCTGTTTCCATCAGTATTTCTCCGGTTCTGGTGGGTCTAAAGTATTTGGAATATCCTGTCTTCCAGAAACCCCATACGGAACTTCTTCTAACTGAACTTTAGAAAACTCCGTTACTTTCAGCTCACCATTATCTAAATATACCACAGGTGGATTATCAAGTCTGTGGTATCCATATAATTTTTCTTTCTCTGGAATATTTGTGTCCAGCATGGGTGAAGTTGCCGCTACTGAAACATCAATTCCTTGCGCCATACACTTAGCTAACCAGAACTCACAACAGCCTCTTCCAAGCTCACCAAAATGAACATTAGTTGTATAACTAAAGTCTGCACCATAAAGACTGATTTGTGCTACTTCCTTGTATAAAGCAAATGCAATAGCATAGGCAATTGTATTATTAAAATAACCACAATTAGTTGCCTTTATTACTTTTTCAAGGGGATACAATTTAAGACTTGGAACCCTTTTGTCGAGTTCACAAGAATAAATAGGACATTTTAACTTTGGCAAGGTTTTGCACAAAACCTTGGTCTGTGGTCCAGCGCCATTGGTTTCAAAGAATCTGGACACAGGATCCATTAAAAATACTCTGTCTGGTTTAACAACCGCACACATGGAATTGATAGCCCAAACTTCGTCGTATTCTTTACTATGGCTAATGGACATATGATAGTCGAGCTGACTTTTGCCCATGGCAACAATGGCAACTTTCTTGCCTTTTAATTTTTGTTTAAGCACCTTTATTGTGGAATCGGTGTTATTGGAACCCTCGTTCTATCATATCTGTTTTCATCGTGAGTGGCGCGTCCTTCCATTAAAGTTTTTAGACGTACAAGATTTTCTTGAAACCTTGTTTCAAACATAGTTGTTTCGTTTAGTTCCTGTTTCATAAATGTACTGGCTTCGACTAAGGAGCCATACAACAATAAATCCGGGGCATTTGTACCAAGCCAACTTGTTCCAGCAGAAGCTACAGTTATTGATTCGGGCTGATAAAGATAATGTAATTCAAAAGTTAAATTGGCATTAGGCGTAGGAGCTAAAATAAAGGTATTGTTGTCAAACTGACCGTAATATTTTGGGACGCCTGTGGTTGCAGCTGTGTCAATGTAGTTGCGCATAAAACTAACGTGTTTTAACAACAAATAAGTATATTCACTGTCGCTACTCAACACTGCTAAACTCATGGGAGAAATAAAATCGGAAGGCGCTCCCAAATATTGGTTTCCGGAAGAAGCGGTTCCAGTAACATTTTTTCTAAATACATTGAGTTCAACTGTATTAAAAACACGATTTTCCGCTTGTACAATGAAATTAGTTAGATTTGAAGTAAACGTGCTTTCATCATTATCCATGTATTCCTGAACGGCTGTTTTCAATGTTGTAAAAGTAAAGCTCATTAAACTGGTCCTGCTGTTGCCACGCTACCACCACCAGTTATATCACCAGTAGTTGCAGTTCCCGTGGAAGTAAATTTATATTCGTTTGTGTCCACTACTGTTATTGTATACCCACTTGCGCTTTCAAGCACGGTTGTTGTTATTCCATCAAAAGCCTCTGTTTTTCTAAAACGAACAGTATCTCCCGTAGTTCTGTTGTGTTTGAACTCTGTTACTTTAATTACAGCATTGGCTCCAGAGGCTTCAGTTCTAAAAGGATTTAAAGACAAAAGAGTTTGCGCTGGTCCCACTGAAACAAAAACTCCACCGCCTCTTGTTCCGCTTGTTCCTGTTCCAGCTACAGCTGTAAATGTATAGGTGTCATCATCTACTTTGGTAATTGTATAAGCATCTGGGTCAACTAGAGTTGCCACTGTAAAACCATCAAACGACTCTGCTCCTCTAAAACGTACTTTGTCCCCGGTACTTCGTCCATGGTCGCTTTCAAAAACTTTAATTACCGCACTAGCAGAAGTAGATAAAAAAGGATCATTGGTCAAAAGAGCTTCTGCTACTGGTTCCGTTCTGTCGGGTCTTGGATTGCGTAAAGCTTCTGAATCTGGTCTAACGTGTGGAGGATCCAATTGTGGTTGTTTTATATCAAATTGATCAGGGCCAACTAATAAACCGTTCCACTGTAGTCGCATGTCCCTTAACCTATAACGCTGTCCCGAAATGTCGCAAATTCCCCATGCGTGTTTGTCAGATGCAAACGCCATGATTAAATTATTAGTCTAGGAGGAAGAAACCTTGAACTTACAGTATCAATATCTTCAAATGCTGCTCTGTCGAACTCTTCATCATAGACTTGTTTTAAAATTTGTAGTCGCTCTGGCGCACGTTTCATAGCAATATAATAAGCCAGTCCCGCAGTCATACAAGGAAGAAACCTAAAAACTGTTTCCATATTATTGGTGTAGTCTCCTGCATCTTGCATTCTAGTCAAAGCATAATAATAAATAACATCAGTAGAATTCTCAGGCGTAGGATAGTAAAACAAACGAGGAGTGATATGTCTTTCCAAAAAGAATTGAGTGGGTCTAGCTTTAGTAGATTTTTTTGGAATGTAAAAAAAGTCAGAGCGACTGATTCTTTCCAATTGATAATCTGTACTGTCTCGCTGTATGACAGCTGATGTTATATCAATAACATCTGTGCCTAAGTCCACGTAGTTTGTGCCTTCTGTAACAGTAAAGTTGTTTTTTGTAATGAGCCACTGATTCAAACCTCTGTTCGCCCATTCAGCAATCATTAAGTTTAAAGAACGACGGGCAGTTTGCAGATCATAACCAGTTCTAAGTTCAATACCACAGCGCTCGTAAGCTTCTTCTATAAGCTCATCGACACTCAAATCGAATGCAGTAGTACCAGAAGTGGCCATTGTTAACTTTTAGTGCCAGAGGGAAGCTTTGTATAAGGACCATAACCGTGTCCTTTTATAGCAGGTCCTTTTTTCTTAGCTTTTTTGACCTTTCCACCTGTTTTATAACCTTTAATCCAATCTTTGCCTTCTCGTATAGCGTTTCTTCTATTTGTTAATCCGGGCATTATTTACTCCTAATTATTCGGTGCTTCGTAATATTTCAAGAACTCGCACCATACTGTGTATTCATTTCCTGCATCAGCAGTCGATGGAATAACAAACAAGACATCGCCTGTATAACCAGACGCTTCCGTGTTTACTAAACCACCAATAGTGCTGAAATCAAACATGTTGTCATAAGCTAGTGTCAAAAAGGTAACATTAGTAGTTGCATCCCAGTCAAGAGACGCAGGAGCGTCAGGCGCTCCGCTTACGGTGTACCATATTTTGTTTAAAGCTACATGGGTACATGTTTCTTTATTAGCAGACTGATTCAAAGCTGAAACGTCCACCAAAGTGGTACTGCTTCCACTTCCGTCTGAATAAACAGAACAATAAACAATAAGTTTCTTATCGTAATCGTATTGAGTAGTAGGCCCTGTAACTGCATCAGCCATAACTTACCCCTTATTCAAATGGAGTGGCTAAAGTACCATCACCATGTAAAAAGGCTTCGCAATGCCATACTGCTGCTGTTGTTGCTACCAGACGAATAACTCCGCCTACCAACCAGCCTTGTGCTGCTGATCCCAAATCAATTGTATCGTCATCACTTGCATCAGGGATAAAAGTGTTGTTATCGGTTGCAGTTGCTGGATCAAAGATCGTAGCAAAACCAGAAAATAAATCACTGGCGTTGTCTGTATTGATTTGCCCTGCACCTGTGAAGGTTGTACCAACGATAAAGGTGTAGTTTATTCCAGCTGCGGCGGTAGGCAGTGTTACCACTATGCCTGCTGCTCTGTTTAGGGTATAAACAGTTCCTGAATCGGTTGATTCTACTGATTTGGTAGCAGATGTAATGCTGCTGACATTGGCATAGGAAGAAACATACCCAGTCGTGGTTATGTTTCCGCTGGAGTCAATGTCCAAATTTGTTGTTACAGCCCCTGTACCAGACGTAACGCTGATTTGTTCAAAACCGTTTTCCGATCTGACTGGGCCATTAAAAGTCGTGTTTGCCATAATTTTTTCTCCCGAAAAAAGCCTATCGTCTTGGCTTGTCTGCTAGGTCAGTCGATAGGTAAAGTTATCCTAGTTAGTAAGCTAGTGTTCAATATTACTTCTAAATGGGATAAAGATAAAGAAAAATTTAGGTTGATGGGGGTTGAGTAAGAAACCCCCCCATCACAGGTTCCATCAAAGCTTACGCTCCGGGACTACCGAATACTGTTCGGGGGTCAGACCACCCAAACGAGTATCTTTCTCTAGCCTTATAACGCACATTACCAGTATCAAAATCAGCTTCCATCGAGGTTCTGATTGGTGAACGGTTAAACATTTTAAAACCATTCGGACAATCAGTCTTGATGAACCATGCATCAGTGTCGGTAAGATAATGATTAACAGTATAGCCTTCTGGAATCATTCCCATGTTTCTAACTGCGTTAATATCATTATCGGCTGTACCAACTCTACCGGGCGTTTCAGTCAGCCTGTCGGCTGTGAACTGTAACTCTTTAGGAATAATAAGTTTCATTCCTTGAAGAGCTACCTTCAAACCACGCTCGTCAGTAAACGCTGCTATGTCAATCAGTGCTTGTTCCAATGAAGTTTCATTCAGGTCAGCTGCTGTCGAAAGCTCGTTACGCAAATTAGCTCCACCCACAGTTGGATGGTCTGTTGCGCAAAGTTCTTTCGTGTCGCCGCCCGGATAACTTGAATTGAAAGCACGATTTAACACAGAAGCCGCTTTGACTTGCTTGGTATTTGCCATACTACGAGCCAGCGCGCGAGTATATCTTGCAGACAGTCTGTCATACAAGTTATCTTCTACGGCTTCCTCAGTAATACTGAACGCCAATGCAATCGTTTCGTGAGTGTACCTTGATGTAAACGCTTCTTGCGCTTGATCAAAGGCAACTCCTGCCCCTTCTGATTTAACAGGTGCGGTATCAAAGCCCGTAAGCATTACTTCTTCCTCAAAAGCACGATCGCTAGATTCTATGTCGAAAATTTCTTCATGTTCTCTATCGTATCTATCGTACTCAAGTCCGAATAATGCATTCAAGCCCGGAAGCAATTCTTTGACTAATTGTGCTCTACTAATTGCCATTTAAATTACTCCGTTTATGTACCGGCGACTCCACCACGCATGTAATGCTCATTAATCAGAACGACTAAATTTGCATTATCTGCTGTGAGGTCTCCGTTAGAATCGTCTTGGACAACACCAACGATTTTTAGCTGAAGTGCTAACGTTGTGTTTATTGTACTAGAGTCTAGTTCCCGTGTCGCAACACCAGTTGTTGTACTACCACCTATGCCGTCAGTATCAGCATTTCTGCCTATACATGTTTGCGCTGAAGCACCGTCCGCCTGAACAACAAACAATTGGTTAGGGTCGTCATAGATATATACTTCTATTGCTCCACTTCCAAGTGCCGTTGTGCTGGCAGGATAGTAATTCTTAAAGGTGGGAGTGCCGTCAGAAGCAACATAGTAACAGTGTGAAAACACACCGACTAGATTGGCAGAACTAGCTGCCGCAGATTCAATATAACCACCGTTAAATATACACAAATCACCTTGATAAATGCTTGTGCTATATCCTGAAGTATTAATATTGTACTTATTTGCTTGCTGAACAGGCCATCCGGCGCCCTTGTAGGGTCTAAGCCCAAAGGCTTTATCTACATTTGCCATTTAAACTTTCCTCTGTTCCAAGAATTAATATTCAAAACCCTCGGTTCTACGAACCGCGAGTTCCACCAATTGTTACGCGAGATTGTCTTTCAGGTCTACTGATTGACATGCTAGGATGACTTCCGTCTTTCATCAAATCGTTATCTACAGCATCCATCTGAGTTCTTGTCTTAGCGGCAAAATACTCTGATCTTTCCTCTAGGGTCTCGACTGGGAGACGACATAAAATCAATCCTCCTACTCCAATTACTCCCTCGAATTTTCCTTCCTCCACCACTGGAGTATCAAAATTAGGATGTTCATCTGCACGAACAGGTTCCCATCCTTCACGAAGTTTAGCCATAACGTTCTTACGATCGTCAAAGCCTCTAGCTTCCATTCTAATCCAACGGTGAACATATCCTTCGGGAGGATTTGGTGCGTCCAATGCGGACGGAGGAGCCCAAGGTTTTCTCGCTTCTTTTTTCTCGCGAGTTTGGGCTTCGCGTGGTTCTCGACTTGCGTCTATTTTTTCATTTTTTTCAGCCATGTTGTTTACTCCACGTTATTCAACATATTTCGCGTACTCTTCTAAAGGCACACCCAATTTATTTGCTATTGCAACCTGTGAGGGTGTGAGTCTCACAGTTTTGCGTCCGGCTTTGGCGCTACGTTTCGCAGAAGCCACTGCCTGAACGGGTTTATTTGCTCGTGTGGTTGCTCCATCAAATTTATGAGGAAACTCATCACGAATTCTTTTATCAACCTCATCATAATACTCATCGCTGGTTGCGTCAAACCCTTCGTTAAGTAAATCTTGATGAATTACAAAAGAAGTCATAGTCATGGCTCGATCGTTTCCGAACCAAGAATTGTCTTCTGCCCATGATTCGGCTTTAGGATCTGGGTCTGGATACCGAGCTTGAGGGTGTTGTTGAGCTTCTTGTGTGTATTGTTGAGGTGCTGTGATTTGTCCACTTTGAGCATTTCGTGCTTGATTCAAGGCCTGTACACGTTGGGCCTCTACAGCGAGAGAAGCTAGTTTTTGTTGTGCTTCTGCTTGCTTGTCTACATTTGATTCTTCGTTTGCTTTTTTTAATATGTTTTTTGTTGCTTCTGTTTCGGCTGTAATTCTGTTTGCTTCGGCAATAATATAGTTTCCATCTATGTTTTGTTTTTGTTGACTAAGGCGTTTATTTTCTTCAAAAACATTTTTAGCGTATACAGTTGCTGCTTGTTCACGACGCTCTGATTCCCGCAGTCTTCCTGTTAGTTTATCAATACGTTTCTTTACATTTTTACTATATTCTTCGTGCTCGTCTTTTTGTTGTTTTTCTTCTTTTGGCGCAGCGGTTTCCAACACTGGCTTTGTAGGCTGTATTGGATCTATAGGAAGAGCTGCTTCTTCCTCTATATTAACATCTACTTCGGGACCTGAATC